TACGATGGCAAGATTCCGCCTAATACCATGTTAAATCTTTCTGCACACGGGTTAGTCACAGTCATGGCGTGCGGACAGGGGTTACTCACGGTTTCTTCTAGCAAACCATTCTCTCTGTTGCAAACGGCTCCAAATGCACTTCAAGAGTTGATTCCTGCGGATCCAAATGACTTTTTCCTCCCCATACGGACAGAACTGCCTTTTAAGTGGATTGTTAAAACTTAAAGCATCGTTAGAAAAAGTCTAAATAGTATCGGAGGAATCTGATGGCTATTGACACACGACAAAAACTCGTAGATTACTGCTTGCGCCAACTCGGTGCGCCTGTAGTGGAAATCAATGTGGATGACGATCAAGTCAATGATCGTGTAGACGATGCCATGCGGTATATGTCAGAATACCATTTTGATGGAGTAGAGCGCGTATATTTAAAATACCGACTTACTCAAGCCGATATTGACCGTAAGTATCTTTTGTTGGAAAGCGACAACTCAAATAGTTTGAGTTATGATGATCGCTATCAGACAATAACCGAGGCAGGATTAACTGGAGGTACAGTTGAACATCTTACCGGCGGTGTAGTCCCTATTGATAATCTGATTACAAGCGTAACTGGAATTTTTCATATTTCTCAACAGACAATTGATATGTTCGATGTCCGCTATCAGTACGCCTTGAATGATCTGTACACCTTCGGCACTATCGACATGGTTCAATACGACATGACGCAACAGTACCTTTCACTTTTGCGTCAGTTCTTGTCGCCCGAGAAGAAGGTCAACTTCAGCCGTGTGACCAACAAACTTGAGATTTATATGGATTGGCGCATCGTCAGACCAGGTGCATATCTCATCCTTGATTGCTATCGTATTCTTGATCCTCGCATCCATACGGAAATCTACGAAGATAGAATGCTGAAGAAATATCTCACCGCGCTTATCAAGCGTCAATGGGGTACAAACATGAGCAAGTATAGTGGCATCAAACTTCCTGGCGATGTCACTCTTCGTGGTGTTGACATTACCAACGAGGCAGAAAAAGAAATAGATGAAATTGAAAAGGAAATCATAACCAAGTACGAACTACCAGTAGACTTTATGATGGGCTAAAATGGCACTCAATCCATACTTTAACAAGTTCAAAAATCAACCAGAGCAGAACCTTATTGAGGATCTGACTATTGAAGCCATTAAGATTCATGGTATGGAGATGTTCTACATTCCAAGAACTATAGTCGTAAAGGATGATTTCTTTGGTGAGGCACCGTACTCGCGGTTTAGTACATTCAAGATGATAGAGATGTATATGGATACCACAACTGCCTTTGAAGGCGGTGACCAATTTACTAAGTTTGGGTTTGAGGTTAGGGATAGCGTTAAATTCACCGTATCTCGTAAGCGATTCAAGCGAGAAACAGGAATGGCTAGACCTATGGAAGGTGATTTGTTATTTCTTCCGTTGAACAAGGGTCTATTTGAAATTAAGTTTGTCGAACACGAGAATCCCTTTTATCAATTAGGCAAACTAGTCTCTTACCAAATGACTTGCGAACTTTTCCAATACAGCGAGGAAAAGATGGCTACAGGTATAGCCGATATAGATGCGGTAGAGGAAGTTGCCTTCAAACTTCAACTCTCATTAGGAGCATCAGGTGCAACAGGAACTTTTACAGCAGGCGACTTCGTATATCAGCCTTCGGGTGGGGCGACTGCGGGAGAGTTTTCGGCGGCGACTACAAAAGCAACCGTGTATGCTTGGAACCCGCAGCAACCGACAAGCATTGTTCTTGTGGATACGGTTGGCGGCTGGAGTCTCACGGGAGGCTATGTAACCAAGTCGGACAAATCTGCATATTATCCAATATCTGCATCTGGAAGCAGCGAAACATTTGGAACTCTCATAGATCATTCAAACGAGATTATTCAAACCGAAGCAGATGTCTTTATGAATTTTGACGAGCAACATCCCTTTGGAGAACCGTAACCGTGTTTGATTACTTCTATCATGGAACGATCAGAAAAACAGTAGTGGCTTTTGCCAATCTGTTCAATGATATTCACATTGCTCGTTATGATACTGCTGGTGGAAACAGCGATGGTAATGGGACGGAAATAGAAAGAATAAAAGTACCAATTGCATATGGACCTCGGCAGAAGTTTCTTCGCCGCTTGGAGCGTATTGGTACTGATTTCGATCAAGCCAAAGTAAAGTTAGAAAACTATCTTCCTCGCTTGTCATTTGAGATGCAAAACATCACTTATGATGCTTCTCGTAAGTTGTCTACTATGAACTCCACCGTTTCATATTTCAGCGCAACTCAAGCCAAGCGCAGATACGAGAGAGTTCCATATAATCTTGATTTATCGTTGAGTATCTTGGCAAAAAATACAGATGATGCTCTTCAAATCTTTGAGCAAATAATCCCATATTTTCAGCCTGAATATTCACTTACTGTAAACATGAACGATACGGATCCTGCGGTTAGTGTTCCTGTTGTCTTCAAGAATGCAACATTGACCGAAGGTGATGATGGTAGTCAGGGTGATTATGGAACTCGCAAAGTTACCATTATGACATTGGCATTTGTGGCAAAGATCTATATGTACGGTCCAATCAAAGATGTCAACATCATTCGCAAGGTGGAAGCAAATCTTGCAGTTCCTGGTGCTGGTATTACTTCAGGATATGGAGCATCAGGAAGCAATATCAATGTAATGGCACAATCACTATCAGGTGCAACAGGATTTACTCCTGGAAGAACAGGTCAAGCGACCGTAACAATAAAACCTTTCTAAAGGAATCAGTATGGGCGATGTTGATGATAATCTATCTAATGCTTTAAATTTGCCAAAATCAGAACCAGAACCAAAACAAGAAGTTGTTCGCAGGGAAGTCAAGTCAATAAAGACTGACAGGACAGAAGCAGATCGGGACTATACGGAAGTTCGTGATAATCTCAAGCGCATCATTGAAAAGTCCGAAGAAGCATTAGAAACTCTTCTTGAGGTAGCGACCGAAAGTCAAAATCCTCGCGCATATGAAGTGGTGGCACAATTGATTGCTTCTTCTTTGGAAGCAAACAATAAGTTGATCCATTTGCATAAGCAAATCAAGGACATTAAGAAGCAGGAACCTGGCAAGACTACTACAGTCACCAATAACAGTATTTTTGTGGGCAACACAGCAGACTTACAGAAGATGTTGCGTAGTGCCAATAGCAAGATGATTGAAGACATGAATAAGGAAGATACGGATGCCAAGTAAACAAGGCGATAGTTACCTTGGCAATCCCCTTCTCAAGGGACCGAATGTCCAAGTAGATTACACCAAGGAAGAGTTGGCAGAATATGTCAAATGTTCCAAGGATCCCATTTACTTCCTTGAAAATTACATGAAGATCGTGACCCTTGACCAAGGACCAATGGTCTTCAAGATGTATGGATTTCAGAAGAAGATTGTTCGGGCGATCCATACAAATCGTTTTGTCATTTCAAAGATCCCTCGTCAGAGTGGTAAGTCCACCGTCATGTTGGGCTACATTCTCTATAGCATTCTGTTCACGCCCAATTATAAGGTAGCAATCCTTGCAAATAAACTGAAGACTGCAAGTGAATTGTTAAGCCGTCTAAAGTTTGCTTATGAGAATCTACCCAAGTGGTTGCAGCAGGGTGTCATTGAATGGAACAAGTTGAGTTTCACTTTAGAAAATGGTTCCAAGGTAGTGGCATCTGCTACAAGCGCATCTGCTGTTCGTGGTGACAGTTTTAACTTTTTGCTATTGGACGAGTTCGCCCATGTCCCTGAAAATGTAGCACAGGAATTCTTCTCGTCTGTTTATCCTACCATTTCATCAGGTAAGACCTCCAAGGTAGTCATTGTATCTACACCTCGCGGCATGAATATGTTCTATAAGTTGTGGAAGGATGCCGAGAATAAGCGAAATCAATACATCCCTATTGAAGCCAAGTGGAGTGATGTTCCTGGTCGTGACGCAAAGTGGAGGGAGATTACAAAAGCAAGTCTTGCAAATGAACGCCTTTGGTATCAAGAATTTGAATGCGAATTCCTTGGATCTGAAGACACGCTTATCAAACCAACCAAGATTTCATCTCTTGCATATGAGCCTCCAATATATCAAAACGATGAAGGCTTAATGGTATATGAGGCTCCAATCAAAAATCACATCTATGCTATGTGTGTAGACACAGCCCGTGGACAGGGGCAAGATTATCATGCGGCTACCGTAGTAGATGCTACTCAAATGCCCTACAAGGTAGTAGCCAAGTTCAGAAACAATACCATGCCTGTCATGGTTTTTCCCAATCTACTTGAGGTTCTTGGCAATCGCTACAACGAAGCGTATGCTCTTATTGAGTTAAACGATACAGGTCAACAGGTATCGGATATCTTACGAGAAGAACTTGAATACGAGAACATCATCAGTATTACAGTTAAGGGCAAAAAGGGTCAAAAAGCAGGAGAAGGATTCGGCACAGGAAGATCTCAATACGGCATCAAGATGTCCAACCAAATCAAGAAGACAGGGTGCCTAGTTCTTAAAGAAATGATTGAATATGACAAGATCTTTCTGAATGACTTTGATACTATTGCAGAACTTTCAACCTATGTTGCCAAAGGTTCTGCATATGAGGCAAGTCCAGGCTATAACGATGATCTAATTGCTACTCTTGTTATGTTTGGATGGCTAACAACACAGCCATATTTTAAAGATTTGGTAAACACAGATATTCGGCAAAAATTGTTTGAGGACAAACTCAAGAAACTAGAGGAAGACCTTGTTCCCTTTGGGTTTTTAGAATTAGGGGTGGATGATCAACGAAGTCAAGATGAAGTCGAATTGGGGCGCGAGGAAACACCAAAACAAGCAAGAATGCGGCAAAATAACCCTTGGGGAGATGACGCTGCATATGAGGGAGGTAACTGGTAGAAATGCTAAAT